ACGGAATATTCAATAGTAGTGAGGAAGAAATAATGACTGGAAAATACGTACCAATCGAAGATGTGGCGAAACACTTCTCTGTTTCCATATCGACAATCCGTGCATGGGTTAGACAAAACGACATTCCAAAGGACACCTATATAAAAGTAGGTAGTACCTATAGGTTTTGTGTCGAAGATGTTGCCGATGCACTAACTAAAGCAGAGAAGAAAAAAGAGGAGCCCGTGCTTATGGAAGCAGGAGCTATTAACTTTGACGATGACATATAAGGGAGATTTAGAATGTCAAATAATTTAACTATGAACTATCAGATAAAAGATGTTGAGGCTATGTGGCCTCGAATAAATCGTACATACAAGTACGATAGCACGGAACAAAGATCGATTCCTTGTAATCCAACCGATGAAGGCTCTGCATACACATTACAGTTTCGTATGTCAGAAACGCAAGCAAAGGCTTTATATAAGCAAATGAAGTTAGCTTACGAATCAAAGAAAGAGGCAAATTGGCCTGAGAAGTTTGCTATGCCTTTTAAGAAGGAAGAAGATGGTACATTCACGCATAAGGCTAAATTAAAAGGTGCTTATGGTAATGAAGCTACGAGAAAACCTGCACACTACGATGCAAAAAACGCTAAATTGCCTGAAGATTTTATGTTAACTAATGGTAGTCTCGTTAACGTTGCTGTAGTTTGTGTCCCGTATAATATGCGTGACAACGGTGTATCACTAAGATTAAGAGCAGTGCAAGTTGTGGATCTTAAACCAATGAAAGATGATAATCCATTTACTGCTGTTGACGGTTTTGAATCTAAAGAAGCTGACGAGAATCCGTTTGAAGACGATGCTCCTATAGAAGAACCTAAAAAGGTAGCTACAAAACCTGCTCCTGAACCTAAAAAAGGTGGGGATGATTTAGCTTCCTTGGTCTCTGATATTGACAACTGGGACGACTAACACCAAGACCTTATCACGACTAGGATAATTTCCGAAAAAGGTGTATACCGACACCTCTGTCGTGGTGACTCTCGGTTTTGGTGGATAGTATGGAAACAGATATATTTTTGAAGAGTGTGCTAGCAGATGATGGTCTGTATAGTTTGTTAGCATTACGTTCTAGCGATAATGGTAGAATACAAAAGTTCTATCCTACGATAGGACATTTAATTGATGGAGCCGTTGCCTTCGATGAAAAAGGTTACGATTCTTATTTTGGACTTGCTACATGTGACAAGGATGGGTCTAGAAAAGCAGACAATATGAAAGAACTTAAATCGTTTTTTCTTGACCTAGACTGTGGTCCAAGCAAAGATTATGCAAATCAGTCTGATGCACTTGAGGCGTTGCGTAAGTTTTGTGATAAATTAAAATTACCTAACCCTTTAAAAATTAATTCAGGGAGAGGTGTGCATGTATATTGGAGATTGACGGAGAGCGTAGGTAAAGAAAATTGGTTACCCGTTGCTACCCGCCTCAAAGCTCTTTGTGCAAAGCATAACTTGTTAGCAGATGTTGCTGTAACAGCTGACGTATGCCGTGTACTTCGAGTGCCTACAACGCACAATCACAAGACCGATCCTCCTACAGAAGTAACTTTCTTTGGTCTTGATGCACCTCCGTTAATAGACTTTGATGAGTTTGCTGAATTACTTGGCGATGATCCGATAGATATACCTAGAAGACACGTGCCTAGCGATGACACATACTTAGGTGGTAAAGAGAGTGTGTTTGCAGATATCCTTGCTAAGACAAAAGCAAAAAGAGGCTGTGCTCAAATAAAGAATATAATCAAGGATCAGCGAGATATAAGTGAGCCACTGTGGAGAGCAGGTTTATCTATTGCTAAGTACTGTATAGACGGGGATGAAGCCACTCATATTGTGTCCAGGCACCACTCAGACTACACACAAGAAGATACTAACAGGAAAGTGGAGGCTATAAAAGGCCCGTACTTGTGTAATACGTTTGATGATTATAGCCCTAATATATGTAAAGATTGTATTCATTGGGGTAAGATAAAGTCTCCTATAGTATTGGGTCAAAGGGTAAGAGAGGCAACAGAAGAAGATAATGTAGTAGAAGCACCTGCGGTTAACCTCCCTAATTCTCCTACTAACGTATACACTATACCTCCTTATCCGAAACCATATTTCAGAGGTGCTAATGGTGGGGTGTATATAAGGACTCGAAATGCAGAGGGTGATCCCGATGAAAAGGCTATTTATCATAACGACTTATATGTTGTTAGAAGACTGCGGGACGCAGAAGTTGGTGAGGCAGTTGTGTTGAGACTGCACTTACCTAAAGATGGAGTAAGAGAATTTACTCTGCCGTTAACTGCTGTTACATCAAGAGATGACTTTCGTAAACAGATGTCTATGCAAGGTGTAGCCGTTACAAAGATGGATGAAATCATGCAATATACAACAACATGGGTAAATGAATTACAAGCTAACAGTGTAGCAGATCAAGCACACAGACAGTTCGGTTGGACAGATAATGCGGGTAGTGCGTTTGTTCTTGGTAATCAAACGATATTCAAAGATAGGGTAGAGTTTAACCCTCCATCTACGCAGACGGCAGGTTTATTTCCGACATTTAATTCGAGTGGCACATTTGAAGAGTGGAAAGAAATGATGGCGTTCTACAATCGTGATGGGTTTGAGATGGAACAATTTGTGGTAGGTGTATCTTTTGGTTCTATCTTGATGCAATTCTCACCAATAAATGCCGCTGGATTACATTTGCATGGTGAAACGGGTGTTGGTAAAACCACTGCGGCTCAGACAGGGTTGACTTTGTGGGGTGATCCCGAAGAGCTTATGACAAATGAAAGAGATACCCTTAATGCTAGAATGAATAGAGGGGAGGTTTATCATAACTTACCACTAGTCATGGATGAACTCACCAACACCACGGGCAAAGAGTTAAGTGTTCTTACATATCAACTTACAGGTGGTAGGCAACGTGGACGTATGTCTAGTGGAAGTAATACCGAAAGATTTCGTGGTGATCCATGGAGTTTATTATCAATAACTACAGCTAACGCCAGTATAGTAGAGCGGATTAGCATGATTAAAGCTATGCCCAAGGCAGAAGCACAACGTATTTTAGAGTGCCGTGTTAGAAAACAAACGTTTAGCACTGCAAAAGAAACTCATGAATACAGAAATAATATGTTGAAAACTTATGGTCATGCAGGAGTAAAGTATGTGCAATACATAATGCAAGATATAGAAGGCGTTAAAAAACTATTAACCTCGGTGCAGGAAAAGATAGACATAAAAGCAAACTTAAAAGCTGAAAATAGGTTTTGGTCTACGTTTGTAGCCGCCACGGTAACGGGTCTTATACTTGCGAAACAAGCAGGGCTTGTTGAATATGAACCTAAGAAAGCGTTTAAATGGGGTATATGGTTAATAAATCAGAATAAACGCCACGTAAACGATATGAGTATTAGCGTATCAGAGATACTTAATGATTATATTAACGAACACTATGGTAATATTTTATGGATTAAAAGCACTGATGACCTGCGCAAGCAAGACTTAGATGTAGATTCAATAGTTATTCCCGAAGTAGTGCCAAGAGGTAAATTAGTTGCTCGTTACGAAACAGATTTAAAACGTGCGTATCTAGTGCCTAAACCGCTTAAGATATGGTGTGGTGAACAGCAAATAAATTATAGTTCGTTTATAAATGATTTAAAGGAAAAACTAGGGGCACGTAAATCTAAAATAAGATTAAGTAAAGGCACGCACATGAACCTGCCTCCAACAGATGTTATTATCGTGGACTGTTCTGTGGAGAAGTTAGATGGCAATATTGAAGAAGAATGATCTTAACCCTGACGGGGTTCGTATAATAGTTAACTGGGATAACATGGTAACAGGTTCCTCTGTGTTCATCCTCTCAGTTAATATCCAGGAGGCACTAAGCCAAATCAAAGGTGTGATGAACGATAAAGGCTGGAAGTATCAGATGCAAATACGTGTAGAAGATGAAAAGCTAGGCGTGCGTGTTTGGCGACTTACTTAATCTTCGTCATATAACGATGATGGAGACCACTCATTTCTTTGTGCTAGTAAATACGCTCGCATCTTAGGAGATAAAGTTATACCTTTATCCATCAATAAAGAGGTTCTCATGTGCATCCTCATGGACCTGATTATAGAAGACGGACTGATCGCAACCGCAGGATATTTCCTGTTATACTCCATTATATCTTCTAAAATATCTTGTGTGTCACCGCCCATACGCATAGCAACGTAATATTGTTTGAGCAGTTTAGTGCTTTGACTTACTATATCTCTATCTTGAGTTTTTGTTATTCTGTTCATCTCTTGTGTTTTTGTGTATTCTGCAGGAGCAAACCCAAAAAATTGTGCCCCTGTCTCCCAAGCGTTTAGGTCATCATATATAACGTCACCACGTCTTGTTAGTATACCACCTTCAGTTGGATATTTTATAGCAGCTTTATACATATTACGCATAGCGGCTGGTACAAAACTCATACCTGCTCTTTCTAACTCGCCCTCTTGTAGTTCTTGTACTCCTCTGTAAACTTGATTAGCCATACTACCTGCAGGCCCAGCAACAAACTCACCCAACCTAGCTACTAAACTTGCGTCAGGATCTGTGTAAGGATTTGTTCTAAACAACAAGTTAGATAGTCCAATACGTGAAGCAATATCTACACCACCATAATAATTTATTGGCCCTTTATATTGCCTCTCACCTATAAACTTACGTAGCTGTGTTTCTGCGTCCTCCTCATCATCATCTAAACCTATATTCCATAGGGCTAAACCTATTCCTACTAGTGGCATACCTTGTACACCCGCTAGTAAGGCAGAAGATAAGAGTATACCTCCTACTTGTTTTCTAGCCGCAGATCTAAGCTCTTTGTTTTCGGCGGCAGTTAAATCAGGATCGCTTGATCTCCTTATTGCATCTCTGGCTGTTTTAAACATAGTGTAGTACATTTGTATGCCATAGCCTTTGTACATCATAGCTACACGACCCACTCCTTCTTGCGCAATTCCTGATGTAGTAGATAATGTGGCACCACCGTTCATGTCTGTGGTTAAATATATAGCATTTTTTGCTGCTAATTCTTGTTTCTCTATAGTAGATAAATCTTTTTCTTTAGATGTAGGATTTGTATTTAATCTATCTATTTCTAAATTATAAGAAGCTACTAATGCTACTTGTCTATTCATTCTTTCCATATGATGAAAAGTCCATGCTGACCAAGCATTTATTTTATCCCAAGCGTTTCTAGTTTTTCCTGCAGTTTCAACACCTAAAGTATCATAGAATATAGAGCGATTTAACATACCATCTTTTTGTGCTTGTTTAATTAATGGTATAATTTTATTTAACTGCTCAATTTTTTTTCTACCTTTACCAGTCTTATTTAATTCTATTTCTAAATCTTTTCTTAGTACTAAGCTTTCACCATCAGCTTCAAAATAATTGTCAATAGACACAGAACCTTTTGCATCTACATTTTCTCCATCTAATGCTTTCATTTTACGAGAAAGACCACTACCTGTAAACAATACTGATGCTGTACCTATAGCAGAATTTGCTTCTTTTAAACCATAACGACCTCCGAGTATGGGATAAAACATAAGAGGTATTTGAGAGAAGTTAACTACAGCCGAAGATACGTTAAATCCAATTGTACCTATAAATGCAAGTCTGTTAGCCATAGATGCTATGTGGTCAGGTGGCGGATTACGTGCAAAATCTCCTCTTGTTTGCATCTCTTGCTCAACCATGTTTCTAGACTCTCCGCCCTCGTCATATTTAAGAGATTCTGTTTCTTCTTTTAATTTTTTCTGTAGTTTAGATATTTTTGCACCATTGAGCATACGCGCAGTTTGTCGTCCTATATCAAAACCTTTTTCTCTAAACACGTCATAGGCTTCTTTCTTAGCCCCTAATATGCCCTGTCGTTTTTTAAATCCTTTTGCAAAACTAGATTCAGGTAATACGTCTATAAATAAATTTATAATGTTATCTTGTGTTTTCTCATCTACCTTAGATTGTTTAAGTATCTGCAACACTTCTCCCACAAAAGAAGTAGGAGGTACATTACCAAAACTTTTTGCCGTGACGTTAGTATACTCTGTTATTTTTGATGCTTCTTTACCTTTTGCTAGTTCAGCTATACGTATATCTCTACCTTTAACATTCTCAAAAGCCTCTACAACCAGTTCGTTAGTCGTTGTACCATCAGACTGCGTGATTGGTATTTCGTACCGTAACCAATAATCACCTTTACGCATTAAAGGGAAGTACGGTCTGATCGTAGATTTATCAAACATTTTTTCAAACACATCTTTTTTAAATTTAGAAAAAGTAGCTTGATCTGTCATTTCAGACATTCTTGCTTCTATAACAGATTTTAGTGATTCAAACTGAGTCTCGTAAGCGTTTCTTAAAGTTACATAACTTCTTACTGCATCTCCACCAAGACCATAAAGTTTGGATTTTAATTGTTTATGTGTAGCTAACTTAGCGGGATCATCTTTGTATACACTCTCATTTACTGTAGGATCTACACCCTCTATCGTGCTATCATGTATTACATCATTCCATGTTTCTAATTTATTTTCTTTCTTAGCTTTTGCTACCCAAGGCTCTAGTTTTTTTAATGTAGCTTCAACTTCTGTATCTGCTTTAGCTAAATCACCTTCTAAAGTTGTTATAGCATCTTGGAGCTGCATGGCTGTGTTACTTCTTAATGTCTTTAACTTTACTTCTATGGCTGTTTTTTCCGCCGCAGTGGTAGCGTTGTTTAAATCTACTTTTAATTTTTTTATAGCATCTTTATTTAGCTCTGCTAATTGATCTGCGACAGCTTTTGAAGGTAATGATCTTAGTGTCCAGTATTTTAACTTTTTAAATGTTTTTCCTCGCATAAACCTGCTGAGTCTATTTTGAAACTGTTGTTTACCTTCTCCTGATTTTGTCTCGTTATATATGTTAGATATATATTCACCTACTTTTTCTATTCTTTCTTTACCCCGCAGCATAAGTAGTTCACCTGCATTTCTAGATTCTGGTGCAGGAGATAGTATATTTTGAATTAGTTGGTCAGACTCATTTAAGGCAGTATTTATATTCTTAGCTTGCATACCCAAAAGTTTTCGCACGAAGTTGCCTATAGTATTAAAAAATGTCTGTAACCCATTGGTGTTGTTATAATTCATACCAGCTAGTTTTTGTTGGAACTCAGGATTACTAAATGCTTCTGCTACAAACTCGTCTATGTTTTGTGATCCGTAAGCAGTATCTAACATGTCTTTTACAGAGTTAAATAAAACATTTAATTTTTTTACTTCTTGGCTTGATTTATTTGCCAACATTTCAGTTGTAGCCGCGTGTGTCATTTCATGTAATATAACGTGAGAATTGATACCAGTATCTGCGTCCAAGAATATTGTGTTTGTTTTTGGATCAAACTTACCAGAAACTTCTTTACCTGAATTATCAGCCGTAAGATTGTTAACTACTTTAACTTTAGTAGTGCCTGATACTTTGGACAATGCACGTGATATTTGAGCTACACGTTTGTTTGTAGCAGAATTGCCCAATGCAACTAATGCCTCATGCAGTTTACCTTGCGTTAACAAACTACGAATGACAGGATGTATCGGTATGTCAAGTCCGTTTACAGCAGACGTTTCTAAAAACTTATAGTCTTTTAAATCTTTATCTTTTAAAGGATGATTTACATTCTCTGGAAATGGACCAAAAACTTCTTTTCCATCTTTGACGAACACTATACCTTTTATCTCAGGAGTTGGATTTTTAGCACTAGGAGGTAACACACCACTTACAACTTCATTAGTGTTGTATATAACGGCTTTAGGTGCAGTAGCTTCTCTTTGTTCTTGCACTGTCTTTAGAGTGTCAGCTTTAAAGGTATCACCTCTTCTACTTACACCCAAAGATACTAAAGTCTCATTAGATTCTGTGGCTAGATAATTGTTAGCTTCTCTTTGTATGGCATTATACAGTGTCTTGTTTGCGGGTACAAAAGTAACATTCGGTGTAGTTATTTCTTTTTTCGTAGGTTGTATTTTTCCGCTACCTTCAAGGGTAGGCATCATTTTTTTAAGTTCTTTGTCTGTGTACCCAAGTTTTTTTAGTTTGCCTATGTTTAATTTATTGTTTTCAAAATCAACATTAGTAAAGTCTAGTTTATAGGTGGTTTCACCTTCTTCTATCTTTACTTGGCTCTTGTTAAGGTTAGCGTCTATCCATTTTCTAGCCAACATAGCAGTCTGTTCGTTAGCATTGAAAAAATATTCACGGCTAGCTTTGCTTTCGTAATCTGAAGAAACTACTTCTTTCGGTGCAAAGAACACATCATGAGCTATAACATCTAGCACATCTCTAGGGTTTCCCTGCTTACTGAAATAAATATATGCAGCGGCTCTACCTGTTTTGTCTCTACTAGGAGTGGTTATATCACTAGATGATGGAGGGTTGCTTACTAGGTCTAGCACTACCTCTAACTCATTCATTGATAATTGAGTGGTTGAGTCCTGATTAGGAAACTCTTTCATGTAAAATTCAATATTATCAGCGGCTACTCTTTCAGGACTAGGCTTGACAACATTAGTTTTTTCTTTGTCTTTTTGAGTGGTGTCTTCTTGCACAAAAGTAGCAAGCTGTTTTTCGTTTATTTTTTGCTTCTCGGTAAGTTTAATGTCTTTGATTGCTGTGTCTATATTAACCTTAGTAGCTTTTTTAGATTGTGTTTTTGCTTTTCTATCTTTAGTTTTTACATCGACCTGCTCAGCTGTAGGTTTAGATACGCCTTCTTTTCTTAGTTCTTCTGCAGACCTTACTTTTTCTTTAGCTATAACTTTTCTTTTGTTTTCTTCTTGTTGTTTCTCAAAACGTTCTGTAAGTGCTTTTGTATCAGTCTGTTTAGATATTTGTTTTTTTATTTTTGTTTTAGGTGTTTTTGTAGCAAACCCAAGAGTTTTACCTATTTTCTCCACTGGGTCTTTGGGCCCCGCATCACGTCTAGTACCACGTGATAACTTCTTTTCAGGTGTTGGTTTAGTATCACCTGTTAACGCGTCTGTCTGTGTGGTTGTACTCGGACGCGCGGCGGAGGCTAGTGCGATCTCATCTTGCAGCTTTTTAATTCCAACTTT